GTAGTGCTCCGCCAGAACGAGAAGGCTCGCCTAGGGGGTGATGCCTTCCTGCCCGCCTACGGAACATTCTCGCTGGGGGCCACCAGCCTGGCGCTGCTGGAGCAGCCAGAGGCTTTTGAAGACGGCCCCAGCCTGGAGCCCACGTCTACCGGTGGGTTCGTGACACGGGGCCCGTTGGTGGCGAGCGAAGTGCTCAACATCAGGGGGGTCACCAATGCCGCCGGGTGGACGGCGATCAAGGCATGGTTTACCAGCACCATCGCCAGCCGGCCTGGCCCGACCGACTACTGGCCGGTAGATGGCCTCTCCCTTGAGCGGGATCGGATCGTCAGCGGCGGGGTAGTGGTCGAGCGTTACATCGTCAGCGTCAAGCTCAAGCGGAGGGCCGCCTGATGCCCGCCGCGCCGATCGATGTCTGCGCCCAGGTGTTCAGCAACCTGGGGCCCGTAATCAGCGGGCAGCTATCTGACGATCCGCTGCAGCCTGGCGTTGGTCTCCTGCGCACGCAAGGGGAGGTGGTGATCAGCGGCCTCATCCAGCCGGCCAAGGGCGCCGAGTTTCTGCTGGGGGTGCGGTTGCCTGGTAACACTCTGACCCGGTTCCCGAGGCGTTTGCGGGTGATCAAGGCCGAGAGCGACCCGGCCAAAAACCAGACCACCCTGACCGTTGGCTGCCTGCTGGCCCTGAAGTGGGATCTAGCGAAGCCCGAGATTTACTACGCTGACGATCACCCGCAGTGGACGCCCGTTAGTAATGCGGCAGGATCAACGCCCAACATTGTTTTTTTAGGCAATGTCTTCAACGAGTGCCTTGAACGCTGTTCAATTATTCAAGCAAGCGGCAATCCATTAATTCTATTTGCTAAAGCAGCTGATAGCTTTGATTTGTCTGGCGGCTACCTGGAGATTGCCAGTCGAATTGTTGCAGAAGCATGCTTGTATGGATTTATCAATGCCGAAGAAAAGCTACAGCTACGAAAAGTGCTAATACCGGCAAGCAGGGGGCCATTCTTAACAATGCAAGACCTGATTACCGTTGAAGCAATTGGAAACCCTGTGCCGCCCGATCAGATTACGGTCAACTACGGCCAGTCGAATTTTCCTCCCGTGAATACTCCTCCCAACTATAAGCCAATGACACCAGGCAATGAACCGTATTCCTGGACCGCAGGTGCCTCCTGATGCAGAATTGGACAATCCAGAAAACAATTAGCCCCGCAGAAGAATACGCGATTGAATATCGGATCAAGGTAGGTGACTCCTATGAAACAAGATCAGATAGAGTAAGTTTTGCGTCTCAATCAGAAGCGATAACCGAATACGAAACACTGAATTATATTGACAAAGACGGAAAGGAGCAAAAGCAGGACGTTACGGCTGTTACTATTGCGACAACGACAACATGTGTCGGCGCTGCAAACCCGACCCGTTGGAAGTCAAAACTAGAAGCCGGTAGTCCTGCGTTTCCTGGCGCCCAGCTAACCAAACGAATCGAAACATTTAACAAGTACGTCATCACCGAAGATGGTCCTGTTGAAAGCGAGGTTACGACATTTGAGTACGAGCCCAGGATTGCATTTGCCGGCGGCCTAGCAATCGAAAACTATAAAAACATCGACCTAGGCACTGGCAATATATTGATACGCAAAACAATTGTACAAAAAGAACAAAACAAAGCTGCCGACCTTACTCTGCAATACACAACCGTATATCAAGCCTGGGGGACCACTGCAGGGGGTAAAACTGCTGCATCCGCAATCATGGCTAGCTTAAAACGCGCAACAGACCCAGAGCGTATTGCCGGAACCTACCTACTGGTTGATCGCATGAGTTCACTAATATGCAGAGGGGTTGAAAAAAGTATCAACATTGGACGCGGCACGGCGTCAGTAGAACCGAAAGAGATTGACAAGCAAAATGAAGAACTTAAGAACAAACAAAAAGAACTTAAAACTAATAGCAGCTTTAATGTAACCCCTGGGTCTTTGTTTTTTGGCAATGACGCAACGCCATTTACTGAACTTTCTTTTGGTGCGGACGAAGCCAGCAGTAGATCTGAATACAATATGCAGTTTGCCCCAGACAGTTACCTGGAACCCGCCAGCGATGGCGGGGGTGGGAGTGGCGGCGGGGATAACAATACAGGACTGACTCACGTATACGCTTCAAGTAGCGCTGCTGCATACGAATACGGCAAAGCGGTTTATGCAATTCTCTCAGGGATGGCCAACGGCAAAAGCATTACCACCGAGTTTCGCAACATCCCCAGCGAACCGATGAGCAGCATCTATATCGAAGCAGCCGGCACCGTAGGCCGATTCCGCGCCAATGGCATCACCTATGCGTTTGATGCGCAGGGGCTGGTTGTTGGCTGTGACGCCATGCTCGACGGCGGTGCGGGCCTGGTGGCCGGCGGTAGCGGGGCGGACTGGTTCCCCATGGCGGTGCCAGCCACCAACCTGTCAACCTTGACCCCAGCGGTGAGCGGCACCCCAGCACTGGCAAACACGATCGCGGCGCCGGGGGGGTTTGACCCTGCGGCACCGGGCAACATCTGGAGCAGCCTGGGGACTGCGGGCGCCGGGAGTGACGTGTACGCGGCAGCGGTTACCAAAGCCGCTGTAGTGGGTGCGGTAGCGGAAACGGTCAGACGCGAGAGCGTAAGCCGATCGCTGACCTGGCTGCTGACGGCGGACTATGACACAACGCCGCAGACGCTGTCGTTGGTGGGCGTGACGACGAATTACGGGACACTGCAAACTTTCACCGTTGCTGAGAATCCTGGTGTCGCCTGGGTCACAAATGTCACCACGTTTGATCCTGGTGAGCGGAGGGATGGCCAGGGGTATAACGAGGGCGTGGCATGGGTGACGCCTAGTACCACATTCACGCCAGGCGGTGCAAACAACGGGCCCAACCCAGGGGCGGCATGGGTTACACCGGCTACTACGTTTACGCCAGGGGCAAGAACGGATGGGGTTGGGTTCAACCCTGGCGTGGCGTGGGTGACACCTGCTACCACCTTTACGCCAGGAGCCAGAAGCGACGGCCGAACCGTTCTTCTACTGCTTCACATGGATGGAGCAGATGATGGAACAACCTTTACCGACTCAAGCTCGTACGCTAGGACAATTACCGTTATTGGCTCAGCGGTAACAAAAACAAATATTAAAAAGTTTGGCACAGCAAGTCTGCAAGGCACAGATGGCTGTCTAAGATTTTCTCCTAGTATTACGCTTGCCGGAGATTTTACTATTGCGTGTTGGTTCAGTGCAAATAATATAGCCACCGACCAGGCCATGTTCGGATTCTTTGGCGATGCTAACAATCAACTTATTAGATTAAATGCTGACAACATAGACCAGAGTATCATGAGCTACTCTGGCCCAGAGTCGGGCGGTGGGCAGCATTTATGGAACCCTAGCAATAGTTTTCTTTCTGGGCTTAGTTCTGGGGTGTTTAATTATTATGCTGTAACAAGACAAGGGTCTACTGTTCGACTCTTTGTAAATGGCAATCTCCTTACGGCCCAAACATTTACAGGAACCATACTCCTGAATACCGTAGGCGCCGGCTTTAACGGTACAAACCAAGGAATTGCGGGAAACATGGACGAAGTAATAATTACTAGCGAATGCCTCTATACCGCCAGTTTCACCCCCCCCACGGCGCCATTCTAAAACAGCTAAGGATCGGGAAAGCTAAGGCGAACCCGTCCGGTAGCCATGGCATCAATCGTCTACAGCAGCTTCCCCCTGGACGTTTTCAACGGGAACTGCAACACCACTCATACTTACAAAGCCACGCTGCACGCCTCGGGCTACACCGAGGACCGCAACGCCCACACCAAGTTCAGCAACGTTACCAATGAGGTGACGGGCACCGGCTACACCGCTGGTGGCACGACCGTAACCATGACCGCGACCCTTGACACCGCATCAACACCCCCTAAGGTAACGATCACGACCGGCGCTGCTGTCTGGCCGGCCAGCACGATCACGGCACGCAAGCTGGTAATCCGCCGATCACGCGGCGGGGCGGCTTCAGTTGACGAGCTGGTGTGCTGCGTGGACAACGGCATCGATCTGGCAAGCAGTGCCAGCACGATGACATGGGCCGCCAGGACTTGGGAGATCCCGCTACCCGCTGCGGCGTGATGGGGTGGAAAGCTCCAGTAAGCGGGGGCACCTATGGACGTACTGATCTCACCTGATGCGTTGGCCAAGCAGGCTCAGCTCACCTACGAAGGCAAGACCTTCAGGATGTTCCTGGCGCTGCGTGACGGCACGGTGCTAACCCAGGCCAGCCTGATCAGTGCCTGGAATGCGGTGAAACTCGCAGCCGGGAATGGCTACGCGGAGGTAACGGGCACCATCGGGACCGGCAGCTTCAACAGCGGCAACGCGAGGTACGAGCTGCCAGCATTCGCCACCATGCCGCTGACCCCGACCGGTAGCGGGATCACCTACGACGCCATCGTGTTGCAGGTTGACAACCGCACCTACCCCGACCGAGTGGTTTTGCTGCCTACGCCAGAGACGCTGCAGGCAGGCCAGCCGAAAACGTTCCAGATACTGGCAGCGCTGGGATGAGCCTGATTGTTGACATCAATCCGGTGCCGTGGGAGATCCTGGAGCAGGTGAAGGCGCGGATCCTGAAGAACCGGGCAAAGAAACAAAAGCGGCAGCCGGAAAAGGGCAAGGAATTGCGGCGGGTGATGCAGGTGGATAATGGGATATTGGCGAAGCAGCGGTGGGAAGAGCCGAGTTTTATTGGAGATGCTTCTATTGCACGCATAGTTGTACTATTGAGCTGGGTTGGCGCACTTGAAAATGGCTCATTTACTCAACCAGCAACTAAATTTGAATTCATTGAGCCAGTTCCCGGATTGCTTAGCCCTTTTATTAATGGTAGCGGTGGACTTGGTGGCTACGCGTGGCTAAATGGCTTTGCCACGATGACTTTTATTGTAGATAAGACCGAAAAAGATCCTACAGGAACATTGTATATTTATCAGCAATTTCCAGATCTTGTATCTATTAAATTATCCGTTCAGGCTGATTATAGTTTTGATGATCGTAAAATAACGACTGTAAGTGTGTACGCGTTTGATGAAAATGATTTTTTACTTCGACTAAACCCTTACAACGAAGGCCTGGTTGATCAGGGAATTAAATATGCTTATGCTTTTAAAAATTCAATTACACAGGTAATCAAATTAAACAATCCAGGCGCAAGCTTGGTTTATCAAGGGTTGCCAGGAGAGACGGGAATCCTTGAAATTCCACTAGACGGTAGCAGCGCATTTTTAACGTGAACCCATCCCAGCCACAACCCGACTCTCTCGAAACGCTGGTCGAAACCGTCCAAACCCGGCAGCTTGCCAACCGCATGGCCGCCGCCGAACGGGAGCAGGAGCGTCGCCAGCGGCCTAAGCCATTGCGTCGCCGCTAAGCCGGAAAGCTCAGACGTAGTTGCTCGCGGGCGTGATGCCCCGATCACATGAAGAAACGATGGATTGATCAGTTCACCCTCCAGGGCCCTGAAGGTGGCAGCGAAGGTGGCACGGGTGGCGCTGGTGGCGGTGCGGGTGGTGCTGGTGGCGCCGCAGGGACTGCCGATCCCGCCCCTGGCGGTGGCGAAGGGGATGGGGAGGGGGATGACCTCTCCCGCGTCAAACATGCCCTGGAGCGTGAGCGCGTGGTCAACCGCGAAAAAGAGCGCCGTATGGGTGCCCTGGAAGCCCAGCTACGGGAGCTGTCCACCACCAACCCTGAGGCGGTGCGAGCGGCCGAGGCCAGGGCCAAGGAGGAGCAGGCGCGGCGGGAGTTGATTGAGCAGCAAGCCCAGATCAAGGAACAGCAGATTGAGGAGAAGTACAGCACCCAGCTAGTGGGACTGCGCAGTGAACTCGACACTGAACGCACGGCCCGCCAACGGGAGCTTGTGCGACAGCAAGCCGAGAAAGCCTTCATCGGCGCCAAGGGTTCCACCGTGGTCTCCGAGATCGACCGCAGCACCCCCTTTGATTCGGTCTGGGGCCGCTTCGGAGATCACTTCAAGCTAGAAAACGGCTCTTTGGTGGTGGTTGACGCCAACGGCAGCCCCGAAATTGACCCGGATACCGGCAAGCGGTTTGAGCCCGTCAAATGGCTAGGTCGGCTCCAGTCCGATCCCGTCTGGGGGCGCAACTTCGAGCCCGCTATGGGTAGCGGTGGCGGGGCACGCACCGGGCGCGATGGCCGTGTTACCAACAGCAAAGACCTGATGTCCATGACTGTTAGCGCGGCGATTGCGGAGGTTTTTTAGTTAATCCCGCTGGCGGCTTAGGGGCCTGGGAAACATCAAACAACAGGGATCTACTGATGGCGTGATGCCTGAGGCGGTCCCAATCCAAACAGCTCGGCGTGATGCCCTGCAATGTCTTCCCGGCGTGATGCCACCCCTTTGACCTTCACCCGAACCTCCCCCAATGGGACTAACACTTCTGGAGGCCGCCAAAGTTGATACCAATCAACAACGGGTGGCCGTTATTCGCGCTCTTGCTGAATCCGAGGTAATCCGCCTCGTACCCTTTCTAAACGTGCAAGGTGGCATTGACTACCTAACCGAAGCCGAACTGCCTGGCGTTGGGTTTCGTGGTATCAACGAAACCTTTGAGGCTACCTATGGCGTGCTCAATCCTGAGTACGAACGCCTCAAGCCGTTTGGCGGCGACATTGATGTGGACATGCACCTCATCAAGAACAATGGGCCTCAAGTAAGGGCTCAGCAAATCGAAGCGAAGCTGCGATCCATGCGGCTAACGCTTGAGGATTACATGTTCAACGGCGATGAGTCGGTTGATCCTCGCAGCTTTGATGGGCTGAGAAAGCGGATTGGCACTGACAGCTCTCAAGCCTTCAACGCCAACGGTGCATTTTCGCTTGGCTTGCTGGATGAGCTGATTGACGCCGTGGATGGCGATAACAAGGTTGTCCACATGGGCAAGTCAATGCGTCGGCGCCTCACCGCTGCTAGTCGTAATTCCACCATCGGTGGATTCCTGACTACCACGCGAGATGAGTTCGGCAAGCTGGTCACCACCTATGGCGACACTCGCATTGTCGTCACTGACACCAATGCCCAAAACGTGACCATCCAAGGTTTTACCGAGGCTGGCAGCACCACCAGTGTTTATTGCGTCGCCTACGGCGATCAGCAAGTCACTGGCATCCAAGGCCCTGATTCGGCTGGTGGGTACGGTGTTGACGTAAAGGCGTTCGGGGAAGTCTCCGATGCCCCGGTGCATCGCACCCGGATCGAATGGTCTGTCGGCCTTGCGATTATGAATGGTCGCAGTGCTGCCCGCGTTTACGGCATCACTAATGCCGCAATGACCGCCTGATCATTGCCCTATTTATCCATCCATTCCCTGATTCCTTGAGGTATTGATTCATGGCACGCGCAACAGGACTGGCCCCCCGAAGGGGCTATCTACTGGATGCAATGACCGTCATGGTCGGCGAGGTCAAGGCCGGCGCCCGTGGCCGCCCTGCTGAAACTCGCACCGGTGCCCCTCGGTTACTCACTACCAACCTGGCAGCCCAGAACAACTGGAAGCTGGTGGCCTATGGCCAATCCAGTAACTCCGCTGGCGGCTACATCCTGCAGGCTGCCCACGTTGCTGAGGGTGCTGCCCTTAGTTCCGCTTCGGCCTACGCCAACATCGGCGTGATTGCGATTGGGACCGGGCAATCTAACCCCA